ATGTATTCTCAATGGATCATCATTGCATGATTGTAATCCACCCACAATTAGATGAGTTGTTTTAAAATGTTCACTACTTAAACTTAGACTCAAATCACGCAATTGCCGTTTTTCTTCTGCCGCTGTAGGTTCTATCCATTCCCATTGATTAAATTCTATAACACTTCCAATATTTATTACATGCCCCGTGGTCCATACTTGTTTAGTATAATTTAATAACTGGCGTTGATGGTCACTTTCTAGTTGAGAATGGTTGATGAATACCTCATATTCTAATACTAGTTTTTTAAATTTATTTACCCCCTCCTCTGTTGTTAAATCATATCCATTAGACCTAGATATGAATGTTGTGTCGGGGTATATTTTTTGCAATGACTGAGCTATACCAAAGCTAGGATTGCCGGTGCATAATATTTTCATCATGCTAATACTTATATAAATATTTAATGATGGAATTTAAAATACAACGGTTAGATAATGTCGAATTCAATTTTGATGAGTTAGTAGACTACTACCATGACCTTAAAAACCACCATCAAGATATGAAATGGGAACCTCCTCCGGGAGAATTTGCTGACTTAATTTGTAGTTGGGCAATACAAACTAAAATGAAAAATCCTGATTTACCATGTGATCCTTATCATTTGCCTGATACCGTTACTGAAGATTATAATAGTGATTTTAATTCTCCTACTAAATTGGTATTTGGATTTGCTAAAAAAATTATAGAAACTTTTTCGGATATTAAACAAACTGTTATCACCGTTCATTATCCTAATACAATATTACCATGGCATATTGATACAGAAGAATATTTGGAAGACCATTATAAAATTCATATACCTATCGAAACTAATACTCAAAGTTATTTTAGGTATCGTGACGAACAGTTTGTCCTACAAACAGGACATGCATATTTAGTTAATACCGGAATAGAGCATTCAACTGAGAATCGTGGATTAACAGAACGTGCTCACTTAATTTTTAAAGTCCCTGTCAGGTATATATCAGAATTACTGAATACCAAATACGTATTATGACTGAATATCATCTGGTTGAACTAACCAACCCAATTTAAATAAATCCTCACGAATCTCATCGGTTACTTCACTCTCACTAACATATCCGGTAGAAATGTTATTCTCAACAGACCCGCCCATATCAATTGAAGTACTTGATATTCCAGAACAATACCAATCCAAATAATCCCCACGTTGAAGAATATCAGCAATTATTCCACCAGCATAACGCCAAGAACAATGCCAAGTTTCTCCCTTAAGAATAGGCCACATCTCATTTCTCATGAATTCGTTGTTACATAATGCGGCGTATAGATTTTGAGCATAGACTTCATTCTTGCATTTTTCAACAATATAATCACTACTACGTAAATCGTATTCTAAATTGTTTTTCATCCAAGTTTTACTGTCCTCTAATTTTTCTTTATATTCAGCATTCATAGTGTACATCTCAATCATTTTCCGTGCTGTGTCATCGTCTGGATTAACCATTAACTTATTCTGCAACGGCGACAGTTTGTTCTTTAATGTGTCGGGGTTTTTTCGCAACATATTTAGCTTTCGTATAAAAGACATGATTTCCAATTTGTTTTACTTTATGGTAGGGCCAATTTGGTTGTACACTTAGATTATGAAAGAATAGTGTAGTTTTAGGAACAACATCTTTATATGCATCAAATGCTAGTACGTCATAGGCTACTTGTTTAGCTGTCCTATATCGTGCGGGGTGAATTTTATTTCTGTTATTCTGACAAACCCAACTGAATTGACACAGTTTAACCTTAATCATTTCTTGTGTTGCTTCATCTAACCGTGTAATCATATTAGTCTGATATACAACTTGACACGGAGTATTTGCAAATCCATAACGAATACGATTTAATACTACTCTTGCTACGGCTGCTTGCCCATGGAGACTCTCAGAGCCTGCTTCGTAATAAATATTGTCGGCTAGGCACTTCAATTGTTTTTCGTCTACTAACTTAACTACTTGTACTGGCTCCTGCGGTACTGGTTGAACCGGCTTTAATAATACACTGGTTAAAATATATACAGGAGTGATAACTATCATGCAGAACATAATTACTTTGGCAATAATTGCAGAGGTAATACTTTCCATGATATTTCCTTTCTTATGATGTGTATAGCATTATACGCTATACGTGGATTTTCTACAACTGCTTTGGAATTAGTTTGTAAGCAGGTCCCAACAGTCGCAGTTACAATCTATAACAGATTGTATTGCATCACTTGGAGTTATTACTGAGGGTAATAATGGTGTATTCGCAATATTGAATATATCCAAGTTAGTTGGTACTAATGTAGTTTCTTGGGATCCGGCTAAACTGCCGAGTGCTGTTGCAGCTCCTGTAATGGCGACAACACCTAATAACGGTCCCTCGGTCACCAACGGTTGTGTTGGATCTGCCGGGGAAGTTGGTACGCTCCCAGTTGTTTTGGGTATGAGTAGCGGTTCATTTTCGACACTGTTGTCTTGTTCTGCTCCCATTAAACCCAAGCGATATGCGTTTCTAGTTTCACGCATTGACCCAATTAAACTATTTCCTCCTAAGGTAAGTATGTCAGATATTGACTCTAGAACTTGAGCGGGTCCGTTCTGCTCAGTTTCTTGGCTATATTGATTTAATAATCCCATAAATCCATATATGTCTCTGACTGTCGTTGATAAATCGGTTGTATTTGGTAATGCAAATTCTCTTGCATTTTGTTCTTTTAATAACTTTGTACCAAATGCATTGTACAGGTTGTTTAGTTCAGTACTTTGTAATAATGATGTTTCTGATATATTGGTTAGTTCAATGTTTGCATTGTCTATCCAACCCTGAAGTTGAGTGTAGTCTGTGCCTTGCAAAATAGTCAATATATTGGTGTAACAATTAATCAATGTAGGTGTTGTTATTGCATTGATTTTTAATTTTAACTCATCCCAATCATAATGTAAATCTGTCATCGATCCAAAGAAATCACACATGGTGTAGAGACCATTATCACCGGTCCCCAAAGCAATAACGGCTAAGGCTGCATTAGCAGTAGCAGAGTCGGTTGGTTTGCTAGTTCCATTAACAGTCAAATCAGATACATTTTCTAAATTAACTACAACTTGACTAAATTTTTCAATAGGAATTGATTTAATTCTTTTAATTTGCATCATGCTAGTACCAAATGCATCACATGCATATGCTAACTCTGATGGCAATACTTGATCCAATCTTGCTCCGTATAAATCACCCATAGTATTAACCTCAGTAGAAGTATACAATAGATAATATGTCTTACTGTTTGTTGGCCCAGGTGCAGTATTGTATTCCGGTACAGTTATTGTCTGATAACTAGTAGGGAATAACTTTTTAGGATCTAACAAGTCAGCCAAACTTTGTAGATTTTCAGTTTGACAATTTAAAGGAATTAAAATATCAGATAAATCTTCACCAACAATCATACAAAAGGCTGCATAGATTGATTGCTGTTGCTCAATTGAAGTTGGTGAGTTAGCTATAATTTTGTCTATATCGGCTGCGTTTATCCCAGCTGTCATTAATGCTAAATTAACAGATTTTGTAAATGCATTATACTTGTACATTGTTCGTATTAGATTAGTAGGATCTCCGAATGTATCAATACTAGTCAAATCAATTGCTTTACCGCTAGCAATTAAGTCTTGTCCCCAATAGAATGTACTTAGACTGACACCGGTAATATCACTAGTAATCAAATCATTCATGTTACTATACATACCGTCTAAGTAAGTCAATGAATCAACAAATGATTGTATGGGTACATTAGATTGCTTCATTACTGCATAGCAACTGTTAAATGTGTTAACAAAATCAGAATAAGAACCATTGTTAATATGAAATTCATTATATGCTTGCAATGCTATTAATCTCAGCCATCCATAACTTGCTAATTCATTTGAATAAGTTTTTGTATATGTTGTTGGTTTACTATTACCTAGTGCAGGGATAGTAGTTGATCCAATACTTATTAAATTAGCATAAACTGTAGGGGAAATAGCACTAGATACAACTTTAGTCCATGCTAATTTCATTGCAGTTTTCAATGTACCTAGAACAGTATCATACACTACTGATCCTGCAGTTATTGTATAATTTGAAATACTATTACTAGAACCCATAAATGTTGCCGCAGTTGGATTTATTCTTAATCCTTCATCCTGGATTAAAGATCCTAAGCAATTTAAATTTAGTGGGGTGTATTTTCCGTTTAAATTCATGGTACAAATACGTCAGGACTGCCTTCAACAATACTGTGACCACAACTATTAGTAGATGTGATTCTTAGTACTGCGTCACCCTCAGCAAATACTGTAGGGCTTGCACTTGTTGTTGTGGCAGCATCATGGGGCGGATGCGGCGGGCCCCATGGACTGTGTGGGGTAATAAGACTAACATGTAGTCCTACTTGTATACCATTGACAATCACCGTTGGAGCGCCGCGCACTATTGCGCCTCCCTCTTGATTCTTGTCACCCACACGACTTAAATTTGGCATTACTATCCTAAAATAATCTTCTTCTCAGGCATTTTAATTCCTGTTGTTGCTTCTAAATACTTGTCTGCAATACTTTCTTCAGTGTATGCATAAAGTGAAATACTACTAGTATTTATTCTAATTTCTTTATCAATATCTGCTGTGAACATGCTTGGAATCATCTGCATTCCTTGCTGTCCGGGAGCAATACTGACTGGATTTGTCACTACAACACATCCCTGACCAAGATGTACTTCTGTTACTTTGGCAATTAATTCTTCACCTGAATTCAATTTAATTGTATATGTTTTTCCAACTTCCATTATACGCTTTCTGTTAATTTTGTTCTGAGTTCATTAAACCCACCCACATATTCATCATCTAAGAAAATTTGTGGCACCGTTCTGGCAGTTGGAACTGCTTCTAATAATTCTTCACGTGTGAATCCGTCACCAATCTTACGTTCTTCAAACTCTATTCCTCTACTCTCTAACAATGCCTTTGCTTGGTCGCAATAAGGACAGTGGTACTTACTCCATACTATTGCTTTCATTTTATCTCCAAAAGAATAGTATTGCTTTTAATCTATCAATATACTTTTGCAAGTATTTGACTTGAATGTCTTTTGCATATTGTGGTTGAGGGAAGTTCCAACCCATAAATGCTCCTACTACTATCCAAAATAATGTTTCTAACATACCTTTTCTCCTTATAATTGTTTTAGTATTTTTTTCATTGTTCTTACGTGTACCCTATCTTTTTCTTTTTCTTCTTCCGAAAGTTGGTCGTATGGTACGTGTTGTGCGGCATTATAATCTGCCTTTGG